ACGTCATTATCGAACTGAAACTTTGCCTCGTAGTAGGACATTTCCCCCTTAGTGTGGCATAGTCTGAGTATTTCTCGTTTGTAGTTATCGGATCCAGACTGCTCGACGAGATCGGCAAGTTGTTTACTAGATCCATAATATTCTTTCCAGTCGGAGGGTCTTCTGGATTTAACTCGCCGAGTTCTCTTTGAATTTTTTGGTAAAGTGTGCGGACGCCAGAAGTTCTTTTTACCGATATATTTCTTACCTGTAGAAAGTTCTGTGATGACATAGACAAATCCTTGATAGTCATCTGGTTGCTTATCATATTCTTCATTTTCATATAACCACATACAACTATATATTACCCAGAAATGTATGTGCCTTTTGGGCGATACCAAACTTTCTGGTGGTAAAACTTAGCAAGAAGATCTTGTATTTCTTTTTTTCTATTATCCTGAGTTATTCTAAATGCTATCAAAGACATTTCTATTAATTGAAGTTCTTCAACAGTGAGATTAAAGTCTTCATTTGGTTTAGGCATTTTCGTCTGTGATATCCTCTACATCAGGTCTTCTTCCGCACATAGGGCAAAAGATTGGGGTTTCTCCGTTGTCAACCAGTACAATCGTTGTCGAATCGCACTCCTCGCATTCTATCCGATACTCGTTTTCCACTTTGCTCTAATATCTCCTGTTTACGTTGATCTTCACAGTAAAACCATTCTTTTATTTCGTTAGAAGAACGACCACAACCTTCGCAGTGGTCGTCCTCTATTTTACATACCCTTATGCAAGGGGACGGTACGTTAGAAATCGATTTCACAAGCACCACCAGCACATGCTGCTGCGCCAAGTGTATCAACGTCTGTATATACCTTTTCAGTTAAATCATCTGCCCAATTAATAGGTTTAAGATTCTTTTGAATTTTATTCCACTTGTGCAGTAGATATGCATCCTTCAAGCAATATTCAGTTTTCTTCATATCGCCATCAAGATAGTTTTCTGCAAACCGTTCGAATCTACGAACCCAGTCTTTCTTTGCACTATTTGCACTAGACTCGAGTGATAAATCTTCACCCATACCTTGTGCTGTTGAACATGCATTCCAAAGATTATCAAATACTTTCATTCCGTCCACTACCATACCAGAAGCGAAGATTGCTCCTTGGTCGTATTTAGCGACCATTTCATCAGCAGTGATAACTCCAGTATTTGGTGCTTGATTGTAGTCTTTATCACCTGTTGGTGCGAGGAATGAAATACCTGAGAACGAGTAACGATTCTCGTAAACATACTTTTCTACATCATCCCAGTCATCAACGATAATAGTATTTGATACATTGTGACGGATACCTTCGTCCGCACATAGTTCTTCGTTTGTTCCTTCAACAACCCAATACTTTTGTGCCTTCTTTACCATCTCAAGATGCTTTACACCAAGAAGATCGTCTTTAAACATTGAACCAAACTTTGGTACGATAGGGAATGAAACAACAACATCCGTACCGTTTGCACTCCACACACTTTCTTCAACCATATGTGGATTAGATCGTTGAATTGCTTGAGTGATTTCAGATTCTTTATTCATCTGAATATTTCTTATGTAAAGAGGAGAATGCTCCGCATGAATTCCACTAGCGGTTTGTAACAATACTGATGCATTACCACTTGGCTTAACGCAAGTAGTCCGAGCAGCAGGATTAATACCGATAATGGCGGCAACCTCTTTATTGACTTTCTTAACAATGTTTGCTCCTTTTTTAAGGACCTTCGTATCGAAAAGAATATTAGGGTTATTCATCCATCCTGTGATTGAGACGCCAAGCAGTGCCTCACGATCGAAGATCTTTTTAGATACAGGACTTAAAAATTTAAAGTCAGTGTATCCCGCTTGAAGGGTGCCAAGAATAGCACCAGCACGGCATGCCTGATAAAAGTCATCTTCTGTGGTGCACATGCCGCCATTGATTTCTGTCAAGTTACAACCTTGCCAACCGGACTCACCGTCCATCTGAGGATACATACCGATTTCAACACATGGGTTAGTAGTATGTTCCTTTGACGTGGTGAAGTAAAATCCTGGTTCGCCAAACGACTTAACAGAATTCATAATCTTTGAAAACATTTCAGGAGTTGCTTCGTCACGAACGATAACAGCACTGTTATTTGAACGACCACGCTGTGGGTTGTCAATAAACCAGTTACCTGTTTTTGCGTTCATCATCTCATCATCTTCTGGTGAGAAGAGACAAATAGTAGCAGAACGACGAACACCACCTGATAGTACCGCATCAGCAGCATGCATACAAATATCATAAACAGCGATTGGTCTAACTGTTACAGGTTCTTTCGAATCCATAACGAGACCTTGTAGCATATGTTCAATTTTATCAAGTGATTTCCGCAAACCTTCTGGTCCAGGTGCTTTAAATCCACCAGAGATTTTCGCACCCTTTGGGCGAATATTAGATAGATCAAAGAATACACGACGACCTTCATATTCGGGGAACTTACCACCATCAACAAAGTATGATGACATCAATACGTCAAGTGCTGATGCCCATCCTTCGATTGAATCTTCTACAACATAACCTTTTGCTTGTTTAGTACGTTGCTGAATCTTCGGTAATTTAGCGATGTGATGTTCTTGTACAGAAAAACCTGCACCTGCACCACAAAGCAAAATATAAAAGAACTCACCAAAAAATTCTGGACGATCCGCATATGATGATGTACAATTATACATACGCATCTGGTGTTTCTTTAATTGTTCTCCACCGAACTGAAGTGCACGTTGCGCACCAAGAACACGTTGTTCTTTGTATGCAACTCTTGCTTCTTCGATATACGAATTTAATTTTTCTTTATGCTCCGAGTAATTCTCTTCGTGCATAGATAAGACACGGTCTACTGCTTCATCCCAATTTTCATAGTTTCCTGAGTTCTCTTTGAACCTAGAATAACTGTCATAAAATTTAGTTTGAGATAAAAAATTTCTGGTGTCTGCAAATCGATTTTGCATACATCTGTATCCTTTATGTTATGAATTATTTTATATGAACTATTATATAGTAAAAGGAGCATTTAGTAAAGCCCCTTTTTACCACTTTTTGAGAAAATATTTTATTTATTTTTTTAAATAATATTTTTTTATCATCTCGATTTGGTCGTCATACTTAGCGACTTGTTCGAGTTCTATTTCAATTGCTTCAATGATATCTGAATGTTCACCGATACCTGCAGGATTGTTCATATACACTTCAATATTTGCAAGGTGCTTATTGACATGTCCTTGTGCATGTGATACAACTGCTTTAATTAATGTTTCTCTCATTTCTTTCTTGCTTTCTCAATTGCTCTGGATCCGAACCAGAATGATATAATTGCTGCGAAGATCGCTTTCGTATCCTCATCCCATAATAACTGAATCGCTACAGCGAAGTCAGTGCCTTTTTCTAGTGCTGACATTAACAGTGTAATCTCAATGGTAACAAATAAGGCAAAGAAACCATAAGTGATAACAGGTCTTACAGACTTTTGCAAACCAGCAATAATACCTGTTCCTTGATTAATACTTATATCATGTTGAATCAGACGATCGTGCTCTTTGTCTGCACCCATCTGATCATACATTTTCATTTCATGGTCATACCCACTTGCTTTGAGTTCTGCCATGACTTTCATTTTTTCAATTTCATGTTTATGGTCTGCCTTCCTAGCAAAACCATCAGTGATCGCTGGAACCGCAGAACCTGCGAATCCAATCAATGATCCCAATAACGATAACATAATTTTCTCCTTTTATTTAACCTTTATGTTCCGTAACAGTAGGTGTAAAGTTAGATGTGTATCTAGCTAGACCTCTTGTGATTCTTACATCTTGAACATAACCGTTCATATAGTTTGACGAACCGTTTCTAGATCCGATATATAGATTTCCAGTGGAATTATTACCGATAGAATATGTTCCAGTTGCAGTTAATGTTCCATTTAAAAATCCACGAGTTGTTCCTCCTGCGTCTCGCGTAACAGCTACATGATACCATTGACCAGTAGTTACAGTGCCCATAGTATTAGAGAATGTAGCAGAAGATCCACTATAAAATCCTAATGCATTTCCTGAACTAAGTTTATATAAAGTCCAACCTGGACCATTACCACCAGTAAATTTTTCAATTAGTGTCATTTCACCACTCACGCTACTCCAATAAAACCATCCTTCAATTGTCCAAGCGATACTTCCAGCTAAATCAAAAGTTTGACTAGTTGGAGCACTTATATAATCTCCAGTACCATCAAAGGCAACTGCAGATGATGTTGCAAATTTTCTTTGTGTATTACTTGCAGTTGTATTACCAGCTTTAGTTAATACTGTAACAGAACTAGCATCCCAAATATCATTTTTATTTGTGCATGTAAGAAGATCAGTATTTGTAATCGCTGTTAATTTAGTTGTTGGCGGAATAAATGAAGTATCAGCAGAACGAGTAGTTGAACCAACCAACCATCTTAAATCTGATACATGTCCGTGATAAAAGTTAGTACCATTTTGTCCACAACCAATATAATTAAGACTAGTTGCTGAAAAAGTACCTGCTAATGTAGCATTAGCACCCACAAGTATGCCATTTAAGAAAACTCTAACTACGTTTGACGCATCTCTGCCAACCGATACATGATACCATTGATCGACAGCGATTGCAATATTTCTTTCAATATCCCAACCACCACCAACAGATTTGTCTAAGAATACTTTAAATTGTCCAGATGCATCATTGTTACGACTATCAATTCGAACACCAGCATATCCTGTAGCAGCGGAATTGATAGCAAATATTGTGCGATAAGTTCCACCAAGAGATGTTGGGTTAAACCAAAACTCTACTTCAAATGCACCAGTTAAAGCATAACCAGAAGAACCCCAAGTTAAATAATCTCCATTACCGTCAAAAAATACAGATCCAGAATGATCTGCTTTAACATATGGATTTTGATGAACATATGGAGTAACTCTTGCGCCTGTTGCTCCAGTCACTGTAACAGCATTATAATTACCAGAAACGTCTACTGGAGCAGGATTGTTACAAAGCAATAAGTCAGTTCCGGATATTGCTGTTAAAGATGAAGTCGGTGGAGTAAATGCTGATGTATAAACCTCAGTTCCAATAACATATCTAAAATCTTTTATATATCCAGTCATACCGTATGCACTATAGTTATCATCACTACCAACACCAAAGCTATTCTTTGCAGGTATATTATATGTGTTACCTGCTTGTACACTAGAAGTTCCTTCTAGAACACCATCGATGTAGAGTTTTATTGTATTACTAGTGACAGATCGTACAAGTGCCATATGATACCATTGACCGATGGCCATAGTCTTTGAACCTTGTACTCGTGGTTGACCGCCAATGTATAAATTTTGAGTATTTAAATTTGTATTAAGAAATATTGGATCATTTGTTGCTGCACCAAAATTTCTATTTTGACTTGAAGTGCCTGAGTTTGCAGTGTGATATACCCACCATTCTATAGTCCAAGCAACATTGCCAGACCCAGCCAGATTTGTTACAATACGGTTAGCGGCAGAACTAAAATATGTACTATAACCGCCAGGATGATATGGAGTAAAACTATTTGAAGTAACATTACCTGTTTCAGTTATGGTATGAGTATTAGTAGAAGCATCAACTTGATTATCTGTACCAGCAGTATCTGCTTTCATTAATAGAGATGTAAAGTTACTGTTTTCTACGGTGAATCCTAGAGTAAATGATACTTGCTCTGTACCAAAATTTATTCCATCACTTGCTTTAAATGTGAGTGTGGCTACTCCATCATCTCCAGTTGCAGTTGCAGAATCTTCTGATCTTGGTGTGATTGTGAATAC